GATTGAAATTCCTTCAACGAAAGAAGAGGTTGAATTCCGACCTTTTCTTGTCAAAGAAGAAAAAATTCTTCTTCAGGCACAAACAACTGAAGATGTAAATGAAATTACAAAAGTGGTCAAGGACATCATCCGTGTATGTTCTTTTGAAAAAGTAAAACCGAATGATCTTACCATATATGATATGGAATACATCTTCCTTCAATTGAGAGCAATCAGTATTGGAGAGAACATTGAATTCAGTATCAAATGTGAAGAGTGTGATAAGAAAAATATCGTAACTATCGATCTAACTGAAGTTAAGGTCCAATTTCCTGCGAAGGAAGCAGAGAGTAAATTACAATTGACTGATGATGTCGGAGTTATTCTTAGACCTATTCGTGTCAAGGATGTCAAAAATATCGGAGATGGTTCTGATATTACACCAGGGATCATTGCATCGATTGAAAGCATCTTTGATGAAGATGGTGTTTACAATACAGATGATACAAGTAAGAAAGAACTTATCACATTCATTGAATCTTTGAGTCACGGTCATCTTCAATCTATTCAAGAATATATTCAGAATCAGCCGAAACTTTCTCATACATTTAAATTCAAATGCCAGTTTTGTGGACATGAAAATGAACACACCATCGAAGGTTTAGGTGATTTTTTTACCTAAGTCTTTCACATGAATCTTTACTTAATCACTATCAAACCAACTTTGCGATGCTTCAACATCATAAATATAGTTTGACAGAATTAGATAATATGCTACCGTGGGAGAGACAAGTGTATGTAGGAATGTTACAGAAATATATCGCCGAAGAAAACGCAAGAAACCAATCTAAAAAGTAAAATATAAATGGATAACTCAGAAGAACTCCAGAAAGTAAATGAAAAATTAAAAGGTGCTCTAGAGAAGCAAGCCGAAACTATCCAGTCGGCAACCGATGATTTAATTTCTGGTATTGATTCTGATAATTCAAAGTTTGTAAATGAACTTGAATCTATAAAAGCTAATATTCTTTCTTCAATTCAGACTGCTACGGGCGGTGGTAATTTAGAATTAGATTTAGATAAGACTGTTTCTTTGGAAGCCTTACTAGGTGATTCATCAAAAGTAGAGGGTTCTGTAAAGTTTGTAAAGAAACTTCAGTCTATAAAAGCTAATATTCTTAAATCTGTTGGAAAAAGCACAGCAGGAGGAAATTTAGAATTAGATTTAGATAAGAATATTTCTTTGGGAGGCTTACTGGGTGATACATCAAAAAATGAATTAGATACTGCAAAGTTTGGAGACGAGCTTGATCAGATCAAATCTGGTATCTTAGCATCGGTTAGTAAAGAAACTAATGGTGGCAAGATGGATTTAGATATCGATAAGTCGATTTCTCTATCGGAATTGATGGGTGATACAAAGAAACTCGATAACCTTAATATGGTATTGGCTTTCGGTTTCTTAAGAGTTAAGAAAAATATTCTTAAATCTGTCGAGACAGCAACCAAAGGTGGCAATCTAGAGTTAGATATCGATCCATCGATGAAATTATCGGAGCTCCTTGGTGAATCTCCCAATTTGAATTTAGTTCATGCTTTCAGATGGTTAAGAATAAAGAAAAACATTCTTAAAAAAGTTGAAGCAGCAACCGAAGAAGTTGAATTAGAAATTGATCCAAAGATGTCACTTAATGATGTTCTTGGTGCAACACCAGATCAAGATATTCTGACAAAGACTAGATTCTTTCTGATTCGCCAGCGTTTATTAAATAAAATTTCCAAAGCTGCAAAGGACTTTGATCCACAGCAAACTGTTGATGAAATTACTGGAGGCTTCGGTGGCGCTCCTGCCGCATCTGCTGAAGGTGCTCCTGCTGCCGCTCCTACTGAAGGTGCTACTGCTGGAGCGGTATCTTCTGTTATTCCCCCTGATGCTATTGAGGCTATTACAAATACAAGTTCATCCCTAGAAACATTGGTAGAATCATCAGAAGGTGATGTATTACAGGATAGAGAAAATCGTAAAGAAGATATAAAAAGAGAGACGAAAAGAACCTCGGCATTATCTAATCTTACAGGTGGTAAAAATATAATTACAGCAGGTAAGGAGAAAGCTGGAGGAATGATAAATTCTCTCAAGGATGGTATCAAATCCAGACTTGGATTCGGTGGAGGTGGAGGTGGAACACGCAGAGCCGGCGGTGGAGCAGGTAAAGCAGCTGGCGGAGGAGTAGGTGGCGCGATAGCTGGAATAGGAAAAGGTGCTGGAGAAGGAATATCTGGATTTATGAAGGGTCTTGGAAAAGGTCTTAAAGCACTGGCTGATAAAAAGTATTTGATTAGTGCCGCGGTCCTCATTGCCTTGGGAGGTGCATTATTTGTAACAGGTAAAGCACTAAAAGAATTTGTTGGCTTAGATTTTAAATCTATTGCAATAGGTGTTGTAACTCTAGGGGCTCTTGCTGTCATGGCTAAATTGATAGGAAAAGCAGCCAAAGAAATTTTCATTGGTTCTCTCGCTATTGCCGCACTAGGAGCATCTTTAATACCAGCAGGATTTGCTTTTGGAATGTTCTCTGATATTAACTGGGCTGGTGTAGGAATAGGAATAGGAGTTCTAGTGGCATTAGGTGCAGCTGCATTCGGTCTATCATTCATTGCACCTGCAATCTTCATAGGCGCAGCTGCAATCGCAGTATTAGGAGCCGCATTGATACCAGCCGCATTTGCCTTTGATATATTTGGTACAGCACTAGAAAAAATTACACCATTCTTCACCGTTTTTGCTGAAGCTATCAAAACAGTGATTGGGGCCGTCGGTGATTTCTTAACAAATTTTGTAGAATCACTTAGTAAATTGGGAGATGCTGGTCCAGGTCTTCTTATCGCAGCTGCAGGAATAGCCGCAGTATCAGCCGCTCTAATAGCATTTGGCGCCGCGTCGGCTGTTGGTGGTGTATTGAATTTTTTCTCAGGCGATCCTGTCAAAAAATTCATTGAATTGGGTAAAGTTGCACCTGATTTAGCAACAGCATCTGATTCAATCGATAAACTTAGTGATTCAATACAGTCATTTGATACAGGTGAACCTGATAAATTGGAAGAATTTGTTGATCAGATTAAAAGACTTTCTAAACTGAAACTAAAAACAGTTGCCAAGGTAATGCAACATATATCAGAGATATCTGGTGCAGCCTCCGCACCTGCAAATGTATTGCCCGCGGGCTCTGCCATAGGACAACCTGCATCTCCTCAATTAGAACAAAAGAATACACCTGTTGCATCTGGTAGTAAAGAAATAAAAGATAGCGGGCCAGTTACAAAAGAATACATCGAAGCTTCGTTAGCACTTGATAAGACTTCTGATTCTCTTGCGAAATTTGAAGCAGATAAAAGTAAATCTTTCAAGATGGTGGAAGAAGAAGTTGATGATGATATGGATTGGCATGTTCCAGCCATGCTCAAAGTATATGATAATGAAGAAGACCAGGCAAAATTTTTAGAATTAAAGAAGTCTAACTCAGATGCTGAAACGGCTGTCAGAGATGAAAAAGATAAAATAATCGGTAGTGATGCGCAATTCGGCAGTACTGAAATGATGTTAGATAAGCTCAAATTCGCTAAAGAGAACTTTTCCCACGGTCAGCTTCTTTCAATGATAAATAAGGAAGGCAAATATGAATTGGGAATCCAGTCAGAAAATGGCGGTATCGACGCTAACATCGATGCCTTTTTAGAAGCCCAAGTTGATAAAGTCAGAATAGAGCAAATGGAGGCATCGAAACCTGTAAAGACGATACCTGATCAAATGGGAGACATTGCCAACTCCGCTGCTGCACCTGCAAAGGCTATTCCTTCAATGAAATCCGCGGTTCCATCATTAGAACAAAAGAATACACCTCGTAGTGGAGATATAAAAGATGATGGACTAGCTACAAAAGAATACATCGAAGCTAAAATAAGATATGATAAGGCTTATGAAGCTTTAGAGAATTTTGAAAATGACCCAAAGAAAAAATTCAAGATGGAGCAGGTATATGATGATACCTTCGATGAGTATAATGATGAGAGAGTATATGATAATAAAGAAGATCAAGCGATGTTTGAGAAATTGAAATCTGATAATTATAATGCAGAGTTTGATGCGCAGGCAGAAGAAGATAAAATAGTAGGTATTGACAGTGGCGATGCCTTTAGTCAAATTAATCTCAAGCGCTCGCAGTTTCTCGATGCTAACGTGGATGAATCTAAACGGAAATGGATCGGGGATAGTCCAATGGCGAACAACATTAATATCGAGGCCTTTTTACAAGAAGCTGTTGACAGAGCTAAAAATAAACAAATGGAGGCATCGAAACCTCAAAGCAATTCTGTTGAACAAATAGAAAAACAATCTGGCAATCAATTAGATATGGCTTCTCGACAAAATGAAGCTGATAAGAATGCAAGTAAAGGTGCTGATGGTAATACTTTAAATAATGTGGTTAATAATAAAGAAGGTGACACAACTCAAGTTAGTAATACCACAATTAATGCTCAGCCACACATTGATAGAACAGCAGATTTTCTTGCTCCAGCTTTCTAATAAAAAAGGGGCGAGACGCCCAAGCATCTCACCCCTCATTAGTAACCTAACGATTCAATTATTCATTTGCGAGCTTAGCGAAATAACTAAGCGTATCTTCATCATCATCGTTGGTAGCCCCTTTATCCGCCGCGATTGGTGCGGAGCTGACTGGGGCCGCTTCTGCAGCTGGCGCCGGGGCATTCACCTTCGGCGCTCTTGAATTGTTCAGATCATCCACTGTATCTTGCGTGAATGTATCTGCGATTTCCTCTTCACCAAGAACATCGTAGAGCTTCTTTTTGAGTTCTCCATATGTCTTGTAGGTAGAAGGGTCGATAAATTCTTTGAGAGAATTACTTGATGCGAAAACTGTTTCTAGTTTTGCATCATCTCCATCAAAGAGTTCAGTCGAGGCATCGAATTCAGACTTGTCATAATTACGATATCCTTCGACCTGACGAATCTTCAACTTGAAGTTAGCTCCTGCCCAGAAATCGAATGGATTAACTGGTTGCTCATCTTCGAATTGAGGTTGCATCACGTCCATAATCTTATCAAAGATTTTCTTACCATACTTATAGAGGAAAACTTTTCCTTCATTCTCAGGTGAGGCTGAATCAGAGATAACAAGGATATTAGACACATAATGGAGCCGGCGTTTTCTCTCACGAGCGATTTGCTTGTCAGATTCGATTCCACTGTTCCATAGTTGTGTATTCATTTCCGATACAGGGTCTTGTTGACCGATGGATGTCAATGAATTTTCGATGTACCATTTACCACTTGGTCCCTTGAACCCGTGATCCCAATAACGCACCCAAGGTAAATCTTCACCTTCAGGTGCAGGAAGAAAACGAATAACTGCGTATCCATTTCCTGCTTTATCTACGGTTGGCTTCCAAATGCGGTCGTCACCATAGGATTGCTTTTCAGAGGTTGTCTCTGCGGCTGCGACAAGGTTAGCGATTGCTGACTTGCGCTTTTCTTTCATTTCTGCGAATGAGCTCATATGTATTATTATTTTTGTATTTTTAGTATTGCATTGTATTTAACCTTCAATAGTATTATATCACAGATTCTTCTTTTGTAAACATCAAAAGTAGGTTATCTTTAATTTTTTTTCTATCGATATCGGTTAAGCTATTTTTGTATTTCATTGCCAAAATTGCCTTTTCCCTTTTCATTCCAAGAGGGTCATTCAATTTTGATAATAAAGGTTTTATGAAGTTGACCAAAAGGTCAATCATCGCCACGGTTTCAATCTTTATGTTTTCTTTGCACAGTTCATTAATTAGAACATTTTCACCTCCTGCGCAAGAACATAATTCATCAAAGCCGTGTGATGATGAAAGTTTATTT